ATATGTTTGAAGGCATCAGATTCTTTGCTACTTTTGTCACGGCTTGGTCTTTCTCCGAACAACCTGTTAAACTTTTTGCGGGTTCTAGTAATATATTTAAACTTATTGCTAGAGATGAGATGATTCATTTGGATGTATTCCAAAAAGTATTGAAGATGCTAAGGACAGATAAAGAAGAGGGTTTTGTAGAAATAATACAAGATATGGAAGATGAAATGTATACGCTATTCGAAGTAGCATATGAAGAAGAAATGAGTTGGGTAGACCATCTGTTCAATAAAGGTTCACCTCTTATTGGTATGAATGCTGCTATACTTAAAGATTATATGGATTATATCTTCGCAGTTAGAATGACTAATATTGGTATGGAACCAAGTAGGCTGGGGTTATCTGTAAAGACTAACCCACTACCTTGGGTTGACAATTACTTAGATAGTTCACATATTAAGTCTGCTCCTCAAGAGATTGAGTCAGTTAATTATGTTGCAGCTATAGATAGTTCCTTAGATGAGGATTTTGACTTAGACGACTTATAGGATAACAACAATGGAACAATTAGAGTACGAAAACAACCAATTAAAGATAGAATTAAAAGAATTACAGGAAAAGTATGACTTATTGTGTGCACAGCTTAGAAAAAAGGCTAACACAACTAGAAATACCGATTTTGTAGACAACGGAGTGCGTACGACGGACTCATATAAATATTGGAAGTAAAATAAGAGAGAAATACCAACATTTTTTAGGGTGCGCCGACCAACCAGAGAATATACTATTAAAAAAGTTACATATGGACATTTGAAAAATAGTTCTTGACTTTTTGATAAAATCTTAGTATAATATACTTTTTAAAATGATAAATTTAACAATAAACAGAGAGATTAGAATGAATGAGATTGAATTTCAATACAACAAAACACCTACAGACGTAACACTAAGAAAAGCAGTTATACTAACCAAACCTAACAATAATTATCTTACAATAGACACTACAGAACTGAATGAAGGGGAATATAAAGAACTTACAGAGGGATTAGAGGCATTGCAAGATAATATTGACGAGGCGCATAAAAAGAGAACCAAATGGTTACAATCTAATGGCTTTGGGTCTTATTTTAGAAGTTTTAATAAAGACAAAATGGTTATTAGATAGACAAATAATTTTTTAATATATAATAAAGGAAAAAGACAGATGGCATGGGATGATGAAAAGAAAGGACAAGCAGTATCAATGTATGAAGGGGCAGACCCTGCTCCAGAAACTTCAATGGAGATTGTTCACGAAATAGCAGAGGAATTAGAAGAGTCACCTAACGGTGTAAGAATGATTCTTACCAAAGCAGGAGTGTATATTAAAAAATCTCCTGCTAAAAAATCAGGAAGTTCAGGAGAAGGTTCTAAAAGAGTATCAAAACAGGAATGTCATGATGCTTTATCTTCTGCTATTATTGATGCAGGACAAGAAGCTGATGAAGATATTATTACTAAGCTATCTGGCAAGGCAGCCAAGTACTTAGCAGACGTAATAAACAAAGTAAATAAATAAAAACAATAGCTTGGTAGTACTACTACCAGGTTCTTTTCCAATAGGAGGTAATATGGCTAGAGGCGGTATTAAAACAAGAGCTGGTGAAAAACTAGACGACAGAAGTATCGAAAATGTTATTTATCTATTGGAAAAGGAAGGAAACTCTATAACTAAAAAGGAAGCGTGTCAGTTATTAAATATAACTTATAACACTACTAGATTAGGTAAGATTATAGAAAACTATCTAGACAATAAGGCTAGGTATGCTAGACTTAAGGCTAAAAAGCGAGGGAAACCCGCTTCTGACTCGGAAATTCGTAATATAGTCGAAGATTATATGCGTGGAGAGCCAATGTCAGAGATAGCAATATCTGTATTTAGAAGTCCCGCCTTTGTGAAGAGAGTATTAGAGCAACACAACGTTCCAATGCGCTCTTCTTCAACGAACTATTTCCACCCCGAGTTACTCCCCGATGAAGTTCTTTCTGAGAACTTTGAACCTGGTGAAATAGTGTGGTCTGCCCGTTACAACACTACGGCAATTGTTGATAAGTTTATACAAGTCGACAATGAACATGGTAATGTATACCGTATCTGGATCTTAGGATCGAGTGCGAGATATGCTTCCCAGCCGTGGTATGAAATGGGCAAACTGGAACATTTAAAAAACCTCGGAGTAAAGTTACATGGATAGAGAAGTGTTCATAGCAAAGATGGCTGCCTATGGCGATGCTGTCGTAACCTATAGGAGTGTAAACAGTAAGAAATTAAAGTATAATGTATGCACTCCTGATTTTGATAATGAGTATATACAGAGTAGACGAAATAGTGTAAAAGTCAATAAAGATTGTATTTTACTATTTTGTTGGGATACTAATAGTTATAGGCAGATAAATCCTAAAGCTGTTACAAGTATTCAGCCTCTGGCTACAATATTAAGAAATAACAAAAGAAGATACTAAATGAACGAACCAGACAGTAACGATGTCTATGAAAGAATAATATATGAAAATCCAACAAAAGAGACCCAGTATCGATTAGTTGTTTCAACTTTTCGAGAGATAGAATACTTACATTTAAGAAAATATTACCTTGATTTTGAAGGGGAATATATGCCTACTAAAGAAGGGGCTTGTATACCTTTTGAACTTAACAATATAGCAAACCTATTCTCTGCTTTAGTAGAAATATTATCCTTGGCTGAGTCCAAAGATTCGATACTAGAGCATTTTGAAGAACTAATAAGAGACTTATACCCAGATGAATAAACTACTAAAAGAAGCAAGCGAACAATACTATAAAGGTAAGCCTATCATGTCTGATGAAGAATTTGACAGGCTTGCCGAAACCCATAAGTGGGAAGATGTAGGCTATAACCCCGACGTTAAAGAGCCGCACATCTTCCCACTTTTTTCTCTCCAAAAGGTATTTGAGGGTGAGGACGTTGCTCCTGACCTGGGAGGTCAAGTAATTGAAACCCCTAAGTTAGATGGAGCAGCAATCTCAATACAGTATAGAGAAGGAAAATTACATAAGGTACTAACTCGTGGGGATGGCAAAGAAGGAGTTAATGTGACTGATAAATTTATTTACAGCAACATTGTTCCTCATACTTTAAATAATAAAGGCGAAATACAAATAACTGGCGAGATAGTAGCTCCTAAAGAGATACCTAATGCTAGAAATTATGCGGCTGGAGCCTTGAATCTAAAAGACATTAAAGAGTTTAATAAAAGAGATTTAACTTTTATTGCTTATAATGTACAACCTTACTTTAGTACTACCTACGTTAATGATATGTATTTATTAGAAGCAGCAGGATTTAATACAGTAACTAAAGAAGATTGGAGTATGTTTCCAGAAGATGGAAGGGTATTTAGAGTTAATTATAACCCAAGATTTTATGAGTTAGGTTTTACTTCCCATCATCCTAGAGGTGCTTACGCACTGAAAACTAGAGAAGAAGGGGTAGTAACAACTTTATTAGATGTAATTTGGCAAACGGGTAAAAGCGGGAAAGTAACTCCAGTAGCAATCTTAGAACCTGTAGAGATAGAAGAGGCTAAGATTTCAAGAGCTACCTTAAATAATATGGCATATATCGAAGAGTTAAACTTAGAGATAGGTTGTAAAGTTGAGGTAATTAGGGCTGGAAAGATCATTCCTTGTATTGTGTCCCGGGTTAGTTGATACATCTGAAAAAATAAAACTTGACAATTAGGTTAAAATTTAGTATAATATACATTCAAAATGAGAAATTAGATATGCAATATAAACAAATAATTGTTCCAACAGCATGCCCGTCATGCGGTTCGGAACTAGAGTTAGTGAAGGACCAACTTTTTTGCCGTAGTAAAAATTGTTCAGCTCAATCAACTAAAAAGGTTGAACATTTTGCTAAAACACTAAAGATTAAAGGACTCGGTCCTAAGACTATCGAAAAGTTAGGTTTGTATTGTATCCCCGATATCTACTCTATCTCATCTGAAGAAATAACTGCTGCTATTGGAGAAAAGTTAGGTACAAAACTGTTTAGTAAAATAAATGAAAGTAAACAAGCTGACCTATCAACTCTAATAGCGGCTTTTTCTATTCCATTAATAGGGAACACAGCGGCCACTAAACTAACTTCTGTAATTATTCATATAGATGAAATAAACGAAGATTCCTGCTTGAAAGCGGGACTAGGCCCAAAAGCATGTGAAAGTTTAATAGGATGGAAAAAAACGGATTTTTATGGTAATTTGGATTCATTACCTTTTGATTTCAAGACAGCTGTAAGAACAAAATCTCCTGTGAGGGAGAACGGTAAAAGTGTTTGCATTACCGGTAAACTAAAAGATTATAAGAACAGAACCTTAGCGGGGGATTACTTAAAATCCTTGGGATACAAAATAACCAGTTCAGTAACGAAAAACACTGATTTTTTAGTTGACGAAGAAGGTAAGCAATCAAGTAAACGTACCAAAGCAGAGAGCTATGGTATACAAATATTAACAATAAATGATTTAATAGGATAATAATAATATGGCAACAACATCAATTCCAAAGTGGAACGACGAGCGTACAACAAATTTAACTAACATGGTAGGTTCTGAATCTCCTGTAACACAGGCTACAGTAGCAACTTCAGCTGAGTCTTTACAAACTACAACAAGATCAGTTAGCTCTAAGCTACGTAAAATGGGCTATGACGTAGAACTAGCTTCTTCAACTCACACTAAAACTTTCTCTGATGAGGAAGAAGCAACTCTTCGTTCTTTCGTAGAGAGCAATAGTGGTTCTTATACATATGCTGATATTGCAGCATCTTTCTCTGATGGTAAGTATTCTGCTAAGAGCATTCAAGGTAAATTACTTTCTATGGAGTTAACTGCACACGTTAAGCCTACAGAAAAGCCAGAAGCTGTTCGTACTTATACTCCTTCAGAAGAAGCTACTTTCCTTGAGATGGTAAGCGGTGGTTCTTATGTAGAAGAAATTGCAGCTGCATTGGATAAGTCAATTAATTCAGTACGTGGTAAGGCTCTTTCTTTCCTACGTAATGGAGATATCGATGCTATCCCAGCACAAAAAGAGTCACGTGCTAAAGCTAAGGAAGATGCTTTAGGTGCATTAGGCGATATTGCTTCTATGACAGTAGAGCAAATTGCAGATTCAATCGACAAGACTGCGCGTGGTGTTAAAACTATGCTTACTCGTCGTGGTTTGACTTGTGCTAATTATGACGGAGCTAAGAAAGCAGCTAAAAATGCAGCAAAAGCTTAGTACGTAATAAATAAATAGTACCTAAGGCGGGGTTAGTTGTCATAATCCCGCCTTTTTATTGCCTGGAGGTTAGAATGAAACTGGTAGCTAAATTTCACGACTTGGACAGCTTCACTTCCGAGGAAGCGGTTCGACGTGCGAAGGATTTATTGGGTGATTTTATTGAAATAAAAGTATACCCTAGCACAAGTGACCCATGGGATAATATTTATTTTGCAATTCAACAGATAATAACTGTAGATCAGTTAAATCTATTATTCGATGAAGGCCCTTTGTATAAAAGTAAGATAAAAGAACTTAGAGCTAAAATATTGAGCAAGTTGGAAGCGGAGTTAGATGAGGTAATTACAGACAATCAAAACAAGGTAAACTAATGGATATAGGCGCGGTTGTTCTGCACAAACTATTAGAAGAACAAAGCCTTGATGGTTGGTCTAGGTTAAGAGGTGAATTCTTCGATGCCTCATTTAAGTCTGTTTATAATGTAATAAATAAATATTATAATAATAAGAATGAGATACCGAATTTTTCGGATTTACAAGTAAAGATACGTAATTCTAAACTGGAAAAAGACATAGCTTCCCTACAGTTGCTAGAAGTCCCAGATATTGATTTAGATCTAGCTATTGATGCTTTAATTGATCAGTTTGCACAGAATTCTACCCTTGATATGTTGGAAGACTATATTAAGGATATAACTATGATGGATGTAGAGGAGATAAAATCCGGTATATCTAATATAGCATTAAAATTAGACGAAAAAACTTATACAGATGAAAAGGTAGCAACTATGGACAATATCAGTCTCTTCCCAGAAGATGATGATACTGAATATAAGTGCTTCCCTATCGGTATTAATAATACTTTTGATAGTAAGTATGGTGGTATATATAGAGAAGAGTTAATTATGTTAGGCGGTAAGAGGGGCTCTGGCAAGTCTCTAGTATGTGCTAATATAGTGGCTAATCAATATATCAATGGTAGGACCTCCATATTCTTTACTATTGAAATGACTGCACTGGAAACTTTCCAGCGTATTAGTAGTATTATATCTGGTGTATCTTATTCCCAAATAAGGAAAAACGCACTAGAAAAAGAAGAAATATTTGCATTAGCTAAAATGAGGGCTGATATGTTTGAAGGAGCAGAAGAAATATATGATGACTTCTTAGAGCATAGAGACCCAGTAAAACTAGAACGTAGGTTAATGCGAGATGGTAAGTTAAAGAAAGATAACCAAATTATAATTATTGATGATAGAGCTTTGTCTCTTACCAGTATTGATTTACATTTACAAAAAGCTAAAGCTCAATTTGGGGATTCCCTTACTTTAGTTGTTGTAGACTATGTGAACCAGATTGAAACAGGTATTGGAAAGGATATATATGATTGGCAATCTCAAATATTTGCTAGTAAGAAACTGAAGGAATATGCTAGGAAGTACGATATTGCTATCGTAAGTCCTTATCAGATTGATGATGGTGGTCAGACTAGGTTTGCTAAAGGACTATTAGATAGCCCTGATGCAGCATTCCTAATTGAAGCTCACTCTAAAGAAGATGAAGCTATTACATTCACTTCAACTAAAGTTCGTAGTGGACCGGAGATTGAATTTACTAGTAAAATGAATTGGGATAACTTGAGGCTTGGGCCACAGGATGCCTTGAAACCAGAGGACAAGGAAGATATAAAATCTAAAATCGGTAAAAAACCTAAAAAAGAGGAAAGCGATTTATTCTAATGGACGTTGAACAAATATTAAATGAGAGGAAGGTAGACTTCCAATCCAAAGGACAAGATTTTGTAGTAAGATGTCTAAATCCAGAACACGAAGATAATCACCCATCTATGCATGTAGATAAGATAAGTGGAACATATAACTGCTTTAGCTGCGGCTTTAAAGGTAATATATTCAAGTATTTTAATGTACACAGAGATTGGCAGGATTTTAGAGTAAAGAAACTACAAAAAGAGATTTTAAAAATTAGACAAGAAGCTAATGGACTACCAATGCCACCAGGCTTCGTTCCTTTCAATAGGGACTTTAGAGGTGTTAGAAAAGATATATTAAGAAAGTTTAATGCTTTTACGCATAAAGACCACGAAGACAGAATTATCTTTCCTATACCCGATATTACAGGAAAAATTAGAGCATTCATTGGTAGATACATAAATAGTAATGCTCACCCTAAATATATGATTTTTCCTAGAGGAGTAGATTTACCTTTATTTCCTTCTAAGACGAAACCTATAGATGGAAGTATTATATTAGTAGAGGGGTCACTCGATGCCTTAAATCTTATTAGTGGTGGATTAACAAATGCCGTTGCTGTATTAGGTGCTAATAATATTGACAGAAGTAAACTAGAAAGTCTAAAGTTTCTAGGTGTGAGAAAGATATACATAATGTTTGATGCAGATGATGCTGGACGGAAAGCTTCTAGGAAAGCAGAAGAAGAGTTGGACAACATCTTTCTAATTGAACAAATTGAACTTCCAGAGGGATTAGACCCTGGAGACCTGTCTATGACAGACATAAAACAAATAAAGGAAAGCTTATATGATGAAAGTAGCAATAGTTGACAAACACCCAACAAACGTAAATTACAGTAGACATTTTAGTTTTGAACACGAGGTATTCCACCTATCTTCAAAAAAAGTAAAGAAGTTATTAAAGAAAGATGTAGATTTAGTATTTGACCACTCTATCTTCGATTTTGTAGTTCTCATTGGTTCCGAGGCTGCTAAATTTATCGCAGGTATAGGTTCAGTAACAGAGTTTGCAGGGCACTTAGTAGATGAAAAATTCATTCCGATGATTAATCCTGCTATGCTAAACTTTAAGCCAGAGGCAAGACCACATTTTGAAAAAGCAGTTAACAAATTAGAAAAGTATGTTGCAGGTGAGAAACCACCTACAGTATCAGGCACTTTTGAGGGGATTACAGATGAGAAAAGGGCGAATGAATATCTTAGATCAGTACTTGCGGATGATGCAGTTAAATTTATTGCGTGTGACACGGAAACAACGTCTTTATACCCGAGAGACGGTTACGTATTGGGCATTAGCATTTCACATGAGAGTAAACAGGGTGTTTACATATCTACCGAGTGTGTTGGAGAAGACACTGAAAGACTTATGCAAGCTCTGTTCTCCAGTAGACTAGTAGTATTTCATAACGCTAAATTTGACTTAAAGATGCTTCAGTATCATTTTGGTTTTAAGTTTCCCAAAGTATCTGATACTATGCTAATGCATTACTTATTAGATGAAACCCAAGGAACTCATGGATTAAAATCTTTAGCTATGAAGTACACTGACTATGGAGACTATGACAGAGCTTTAGATGACTTTAGGGTTAGTTATTGTAGACAGAATAGTATATTAAAAGGAGATTTTACATATGATTTAATCCCCTTTGATATCATAGCTGAGTATGCTGCTATTGATACTGCTGTGACATATGACTTATACACCTTGTTTAGTAAAAAGCTATTAGCTAGTAAACCACTTACTAAAGTATATAGAGAACTAATGGTTCCTGGTATGCTGTTCCTAAAGGATGTAGAAGAAAATGGTGTTCCTTTTGATAGGGATAGACTAGTAAAAGTTCAAGCACTTATGGAAAAGGAAGTACAGTCTGCTAAAGAGAAGTTGTATGGGTATGAAGAAGTTCATAAATTCGAAAAGGAACAAGATAAGGTATTCAATCCTAATAGTACCCAACAATTAAGAATTTTACTATTCGATTATTTAGGTCTTACTCCTACGGGTAAACTTACTGGCACTGGCGCTGCTAGTACTGATGCGGAAGTTCTAAAACAGTTATCCGAAGAGCATCCTATACCTGGGGTAATATTAGATATTAGACAAAAGTCTAAAATTAAGAATACTTACTTAGATAAGATTATCCCTGCGTTAGACAAAGATGTTCGAATTAGAACTGGATTTAATCTAACCTCTACTACTTCAGGACGTTTATCTAGTAGTGGTAAAATTAATATGCAACAGCTACCTCGTGATAATGCAGCTGTTAAAGGTTGTATACGAGCCAGAGAAGGTTATAAGATACTACAACAAGATTTAGCTACTGCAGAAGTATATGTAGCCGCTATTTTAAGTAATGATAAGAACCTACAGAATGTTTTTAAAAGTGGAGGAGATTTACACTCTACAGTTGCTAAGATGGTTTTTAATCTTAAATATAATGTTGATGAGATAAAAGATAAAGCTCCCACACAGAGACAGGCTGCAAAAGCTATTACCTTTGGTATTATGTATGGGTCTGGACCTGCTAAGGTATCGGAGACAGTTAGTAAAGATAGTGGTAAGCCTTTTACAATTCAACAAGCAAAAGACACTATTGCCAAATATTTTGAAACATTTGGAAGATTGAAAAGCTGGTTAGCAATGTCTAAGGAGGATATCGAAGCAAATGGATATATTTATAGCATTTTTGGACGTAAGCGTCGTCTTAGCAATGTTTTTAGCACTGATAAAGGTATCGCATCCCACGAAGTTAGGAGTGGTATTAATTTCCTTATTCAGTCTGTCGCTTCTGATATTAATTTATTGGCAGGCATCGAGCTAAATCAGTGGATACTAGAGAATAATAAAGATGCAAAGATCATCGCTTTAGTTCATGACTCTATAGTTTTAGAGTGTAAAGACGAGGAAATTGACGAAGTATCTACTAAGATGGCTGAACTTACTCAAAAGGATAGAGGATGTTCTATTCCAGGAAAGCCAATTGGTGTTGACTTAGATATTGGGGAGGACTATAGTTTTGGTAAATTTGAAAAACAGTATCCTGACTTGGTCTGATATTACTTATCCTCTATTCCCCTTAAGTACGGGTATAGAGGGATTCTATGAAGAAGATGGAGTAGTATTAGTAAAGGATTGCACGGGATATAGAATAATTGATGATACGAATTTAGAAGGCGATACTCTAGGAATTAGACGTATAAAGTTAAAAGCAGATAAAAAACAAATCTATCCTTTAACACGAAAGATAGATACTTTTATAGACTTAATTAAATACTCTAATGTATATAAACATTATATAGACCATACTGGTAAGTACTTTAAGTATGAGAAAACTAGATTTGCTAAGTTAGTATATAAACCTATTAACTTTAGAAAATTCGTAGATGGTAAAGGAACTATATTTACTGTTAAAGGAGTTAATAGTTGGTTTGAAGTCCCTTATGTTGTTAGCCCCGAGGTTGATTGGGTAGGACTACTAAAGATAGACCGCTCTTGGCTTATGTATGAACTTAGTTTTACTAAGCAGCAGGATACTAGGAGAAAGATATGAAAAAAGCTATCGTATCTGATAGGATCTATTTAAAGGCTAGTAAAGAGTTGCAAGATATACTTAATGAAGAACTAACTTACGTTATCCCATCTTACAACCCAGACCAGCCTCCTACAATAATTAAAAACATTGGTAGAATATCTAAAGATTTAGTAAGTATCCCTTCTGGCCGTATGGACTTAGTGCCTGATGATTATGAAATAATAGATAAGAAACTATCAGTACCTGTTGATATGCCTGAGTTCAAATTTGAGTTAAGACCTAGTCAACAGAAGATATATGATAAAGTCAATGATAGTACTATTATTAATGCTCCACCTAGTTGGGGTAAAACATTCACAGCACTGGCTATAGTTAAGAAGTTGGGACAAAAGACTTTAGTAGTCACCCATACATTAGCTTTAAGAAACCAGTGGGCGGAAGAAATTGAGAAAACTATGGGATTTACTCCAGGTATTATAGGTAGTGGCAAGTTAGAGACTCATACTCCTATAGTAGTTGGTAATGTTCAGACTTTAAATAAGAAGATACCAGAGATTAGAGATTTATTTGGTACTGTAGTTTTAGATGAAATGCATCACGTATCTTCACCTACTTTCTCTAAGATAGTTGATAAACTACCTGCCAAGTATAAGATTGGATTATCTGGCACACTAAAGAGAAAAGATGGTAAGCACGTAGTATTTAATGATTACTTTGGGTATGATGTACATGTTCCTCCCAAAGAGAACTGCATGGTTCCAGATATACATATTATAGAGTCGGACATTAGATTCCCAGATGGGGCAAGAACTCCCTGGGCTAAAAGAGTAAATACAATAGCATATGACCCAAACTATCAACACCTAATAGCGCAGTTAGCTTCTGTATATGCAGCTAAAGGACATAAAGTATTAGTAGTTAGTGATAGAGTGGCATTATTAAAGAATTGTGCTGAATTAACAGGAAAAAGAGCAATATGCGTTACAGGAGAAATGAATCATGAGCTTAGAGGGCCGGAACTTAACAAAATCAAAGATGATGAGGCGGATATCCTTTATGGGACTCAGAGTATATTTAGCGAAGGGATTTCGCTTAATGAGTTATCTGTTCTTATTCTTGGCACTCCTATCAATAACGAACCACTTCTTATACAATTAATAGGAAGAGTAGTAAGAGAAAAAGAGGGCAAGCTTACTCCCGTTATTGTGGATATTAAGCTTAAAGGAAAAACGGCATCTAATCAAGCCAGATCACGCATGGCAGTTTATTTACAGGAGGGATACACGGTGAAAAATTATTCTTGACAAAAAGGTTAATTTTTAGTATAATATATATTCAAATTTAGGAGAAGTTTCAGTGATATTTTATAACTGGGAAATCATGACCAGCTTGGCTAATGGTAGCCCCAAAAATATAGTACTGATGGTAGCTAGACTAACTTACAATCTAACGTGTCACTCAAGTGATAAAAGAAAAGACATTTTCTACAACAGCGATTTGACGGGAGATAGCTATCTACTAAACCCACAACTACTCCTTCAGAATGAGATAGGAGCTTCTATGAGGCATATGGCAGAGTATGTTGGATTAGCCAGTTATAGACGTTATGCAGATTACGATATGACCGGGGACTCAACATTATATGTTCATTATAATCATATGAAGCTAGACAAAATAAAACAGAATCCTTTACTGCACGTAGAGGAAGATAAAATACACTTCAAACTAGAGGAACAATAAATGGCAATAAAATTTAAGAATGTTACAGGAAAAGCAAAGAAATCATCAGCAGAATCATACACATACAATGAAGGAGACAATACAATTCGCATGGTAGGAGATATTCTACCTCGTTATGTTTATTGGACTACTACTACTGATAATAAGCGTATTCCTATGGAATGTTTAGCATTCGACAGAGAACAAGAAAGATTTGCGAATCTTGAGAAAGACTGGATTCAACACTACTTTAAAGATTTAAAATGCTCTTGGGCATATGCAGTACAAGTAGTAGATGGTGGTAAACTAAAGATTCTAAATCTTAAGAAGAAACTATTTGAGCAAATCCTTACTGCAGCAGAAGACTTAGGGGACCCAACTGATATAGATACTGGTTGGGATGTTCGTTTTAAGAAAGTTAAAACAGGCCCACTACCTTTCAATGTAGAATATCAGTTACAAGTACTAAAATGTAAAGAACGTGCTTTAACTGATGCAGAAAGAGAGGTACTAAAGGATTTAAAGCCTATTGATGAAATTGTTCGTCGCCCTAGTGCAGACGATCAGAAGACTTTCATTGAACAAAATATCTTAGAGGGTGGTACAGATTCAAGCGTACCTGCTGAAGTAGCTGAAGAAGTTCAAGAACTTCTTTAAGGCTTAATAATAAGTCCACATAGGTAACTCTTTGTGGACTTTTTTATTTGGAGAAAAATAGTTTATGAAAATACTATTCAGTGCTGATTGGCACTTAAAACTCGGTCAAAAAAATGTCCCTAAAGAATGGGCAATAAATAGATATGAGCTATTATTTAAAGAAATATACAAGTTGGAAAAGCAGGTAGACTTACATATTATTGGAGGAGACCTATTCGATAGACTTCCTACTTTAGATGAATTAAGCTTATACTTTCAGTTTATTAAAAACGTTAATATACCTACACTTATATACCCAGGAAACCATGAAGCTCTAAAAAGGAATACAACTTTCTTTAGTAATCTAAAAGAAGTTACTACTGCTGTTAATAGTAATGTAACTATTATAGATGATTACTATAAACTAGAGAATATGGATTTTATTCCTTACAATAAGTTAAAGGAATTTAACCCAGAAGACTTTTCTGGAGATATACTATTCACACACGTTAGAGGTGAGATCCCTCCACACGTAACCCCTGAAATTGATTTAAGTAAACTAGACCGTTGGAAAACGGTAATAGCTGGAGACTTACATTCGCATGAAAACTCTCAAAGAAATATTGTGTATCCTGGTAGTCCTGTTACTACTTCTTTTCATCGTAACCCAGTAGATACTGGTGTTTTATTGTTTGATAATGATACGATTAACTATTCATTTATGAAGTTGAAGCTACCTCAGCTAATTAGACAGACTGTAGCCTCTACTGAACAGATGAAAAGAACTCATTATAATCATACTATATATGAATTAGAAGGTGACTTAACAGAGTTAGCTAAGGTAGATGGTGATATGGAATTACTAGATAAAAAGCTAGTAAAACGTAAATCAGAAGCAGCCCTAATATTAGGGAAAGATATGACTATAGAGGAAGAATTGTCCGAATATCTACAGTATATATTAGGCTTAAATGAAAAGAAAACTAAAGAAGTATTAGGAGTGTTTAATGATTATACTTAAAAAGCTACAATGGAGTAATTGCTTCAGTTACGGCAAAGATAATGTACTTGATCTAGAAGCAGATATACTTACTCAGTTAGTTGGAACAAATGGAGCAGGTAAAAGTTCTATCCCTCTTCTTGTGGAAGAAGCTTTGTTCAATAAAAATTCTAAAGGCATAAAGAAAACTGATATAGTAAATAGGCATAATGGTGCTAAATACTACAGTATATCCTTAGATTTTTCTACTGATGGAAGTAACTATACAATTGATGTAAATAGATCAACATCATTAAAAGTTAAACTGATGCAGGATGGAGAAGACATATCCTCACATACTGCAACAGGCACGTTTAAAACACTAGAGCTGATATTAGGATTAGACTTCAAAACCTTTTCCCAATTAGTATATCAAAGTACTACAAACTCTCTACAGTTTCTAACTGCTACAGATACAAATAGAAAGAAGTTCTTAATAGACTTACTTAACTTAGATAATTATATTAAATACTTTGACACCTTTAAAGTAGCTCACAAAGAAGTACAAGATCAACTGAATGAAATAAAGGGTGAAATAAATAATATAGAACAATGGTTAAACCACCATAAGATATCCTCTAATACTAAGAAGAAAGTAAGAGACCTTCCAGTAATTTCAACAGAAGAAATAGAGGAAGTATCTGAGTTACAACTTAGACTAAAGAATCTTCATGCAACTAATAGATCTATAGCACAGAACGAACAATATAAAGAGTTATTAGTTAAAATAGATGCTAATGAGTTAGTTAAAGTAGTGCTAAAACCAGAAGATCCAGAAGATATTAATGCTAAGATAGGCTCTCTTACAGCGGAAAGAGCTGCAGCTAAAACTACTATGAAGAAGTTAAATGCTTTAGATGGTAAATTACAGTGTCCAACTTGTTTACAAGATATAGAGGAAGACTTTAAAGCAGAACTAGAAGCCGAAGCTAACTCATCTATAAGTAGCAAAATTACAGAGATTAATAAGTTAAACGACAAAGTTACTGAAATAAGAGAGCAAAATCAAGAGTACTCTCAGCATCAAAGTATGGTTAGGGAGTTCGAAAGACTATCTACTCTTATTGACCGTGACTTATCCGTAGAACCAGAAGATGAACTTAATATACAGGAACAAATAAATGGACTTCAGCACAGTATTTCTTCACTACAAGCAGAAATTAGTAAGATTGAAAAAGAGAATAGGGAAGCTACTAAATTCAATACAGAATTAGAGTACCTAACTAATCAGATAAAAGAATTTAAAGAAAACCTAGACAAAAAACAATCTCAACTAAAGAATATAGTCAATGAATCAGCTAACTTAGAAGTATTAAAGAAATCCTTTAGTACTAATGGTCTAGTTGCATATAAGATTGAAAATCTTGTAAAGGACTTAGAAGAGATTGCTAATATTTATTTATCTGAGTTATCTGATGGAAGGTTTCAACTAACCTTTGAAGTAACTAATGATAAACTTAATGTAGTTATATCTGACAATGGTGATACTATTCAAATACTGGCTTTAAGTTCTGGAGAGTTAGCAAGAGTTAATACAGCTACTCTATTGGCGATTAGAAAGCTAATGGCTACACTGTCTAAGTCTAAAATCAATATGTTATTCTTAGACGAAGTAATAAATGTATTAGATGATCCAGGTAGGGAGAAGTTAATTGAAACATTATTAAAAGAAGTAGAACTAAATACCTTCTTAGTATCTCATGGTTATACACACCCATTGTTATCTAAAATTAACGTAGTTAAAATAAAAGATACATCGAGGTTAGAGCAATGAGGGAAGTAAATGCAAATAAAGCAGTTGAATTTATAGGTACAGTTCCTTTATTGCACGTTATGTGGCACAAGGATAATTGTCCTGTATGTGAGCATTTCACTCCTGAGTTAGAGAAAATTGAAGATGAGTTACCAGAATGGAAGTTTATTAAAGTTAATTATAACGAGCATAAAGAAACTACTAAACAAATGACTTGGGAGCCTACCCAATTTCCTATATCATACCTATTTGTAGATGGAGAAAGGATATTCGTAGCTACAGGGGCAGCTGCTCCTGAAGCAATAATTGATACTCATAATCAAATAGCGGAAGGAACTTGGCTATCCCCTCAAGCAATAGAACAGGAGCAATTAGATGCCCTCGACAAATAAAAGTAAAGCAAAAGGATCAAGAGCGGAATCAGCCCTCTGTGTAGTTCTTAGGAAGTACACTGGTTTGAATTGGGAACGAATTCCTTTATCTGGCGCGCTAGACGCAAAACATGGACTAAAAGGTGATGTTTACATCCCTAAAGAACTTAACAAATACTCTGTAGAAGTAAAACATTATAAAGATGATCATCTTACTAGTAAATTGCTTACAGGTAAATATCCTCAAGTACAAGAATGGTGGGACCAAACATTAAGAGAGCAAGAAGAAAATGAAGCAGAACATCCTCTATTAGTTTTTAAATTTGATAGAAGTAAATGGTTCTGTGCCTTTTTAGAAGAGCCAGTTAATGATTATAGGTATCTTTACTTTTCTGAAGGATTTTATTTAGCAAAATTAGAAGATTATTTAACCGATAGAAAAAAGGACGATTGGATATGGCAAAGAGTTTCAAAGAAATAATAGCAGGAGATGAGGATACTATAATGGTAGTAGACGCTCTCAATCTAGCATTTAGATATAAGCATCAAAAGAAAAGACATTTCGCAGAGGACTACCTTAGAACAGTACAATCCTTAGCACACTCATATAAAGCAAGTGAAGTAATAATTACTTCGGATAAAGGCTCTTCAACATATAGAAAGGGTATATTACCAGAGTATAAAGGTAATCGTAAAGAAAAATACGATAAACAAACAGAGGCTGAGGCCGAAGAGTTCAGAGATTTTATTAGTGATTTTGAGGATACTATAGAGTTACTAAAAGATCATTATGACGTATTTAGATTTAAGGGAGTAGAGGCGGATGATATAGCTGCTTATATTACTAAAATATCTAATAAGAAGATTTGGTTGATATCCTCTGATAAGGATTGGGATTTACTTATTACTCCCAAAATATCAAGATTCAGCTATGTAACAAGAAAGGAGGTAACATATGACACCTGGTCCGAACACTACGATGTTAGCATCGATAGCTATATTAGTTTTAAGTGCCTTTGCGGTGACTCTGGGGATAATGTTCCTGGCATACCTGGGATAGGGCCTAAAAGAGCTGTAACCCTTATAGAACAGTTTGGTTCTGCTTTTGATATTTATGATAATATACCTATTAATTCTAAATATAAGTTTATACAGGCTCTCAACGAAAGTGGAGACAGACTGCTTGATAATTATAGATTAATGGATCTTTTAACTTACTGTGAAGAAGCCATAGGAGACGACAATCTAGAGGAAATAAGAAATTGTAGTGTTTTATAAAAATTATAAAAATAAGCACAACAAAATATTCTCATAAAAAAACTAAATTATTTGGGAGAGCAATAGATACAGATATGAGACATAATAATAACTACTCAAGTATATCTATAGGAATTATAGGATACGGAATGGTGGGAAAAGCTGTGGAGTATGGCTTTCCTACTTGTAAACATTTAATATCGGATCCTGCTTATAATGATAAGTCAGTTTCCGAGGTATGTTCGGAAAATCCATCGGTAATTTTCATTGCTGTTCCAACCCTTAATGATGATAAGGGTT